ATTGATATGCACGAATATCCCCCCGGTTCAGGTCGCTTTATGACTCTACAAGACATGATGATGGCTAGAAATGCTGATGCACGCAAAAATATGCAAGCCAATCCACCTCAACCTACGTCACAACCTAAGACACAGCAATCAAAGAGGACATCAGGATGGATTTAGAATGGCATTTAACAAATCTTGGAACTATTTGAAAAGTGATTGGTCGTCTACTGATAGTTTATATGGTAATGCTGATGAAGATGAAGAAAGAAAAAGACCTACAATAGATAATAATTATCAAACCACGATACCACAATTTGACCCAAGAATAGACGAAACGACCGGTTGGAAAGGTGTAGAACCTGTTACGGCTATTCGTGTACAATCAAATCATCGAAAGGCAGGTCAAGCCGTACCACAAGATGCTTCTAATAAAAACTTTGAAGGAGGTGACCCAAGACTTCCACAAAGGATTCCCGAAATACCCCATGATGATGACCCTGTTTGGAATGACCCCGACTCACGATGGAGTAAAGACCCCAAATCGGGTTCAAGATATTATATGTCCGGTAAATATGAAGATGGTAAGTATAACCCTCGCGGTAAAAAACATTTTGCTGATTTGAAAAATGCAAAGGCTGGAACTTGGGCTGCAAAAAATACTGTCGGAGATATTCGTAATTTATACACTCATAACAACCACGAAAAGTTAGTTTACATTCGTGGAAATCTTGATAAATATGGTAAAGTACACAGAAGAGATAGTGATGAAGCGCAAGAAGATTTAGCAGAAGCGTTTATCGAACACGACAAAGATATTCCACGCGAAAGCCTTGTTGAAGTACCATTACGCGACCATTATATACATCAAACGAGAGAGATGGGCACTCCTGACCTTGGTCCTAATAGACGTTCTAGTGAAAAAGGACGAATTAGTAGGTGGAATGACAAACCAGTACCTTGGGGTGAATCAAGGGAACCAACTAAAAAAATAGAAGATATGAATGATGATGAGTTTCAAGAATTTCAAGAATCATTATACGATAAAACCCCTGAAGAAATCCATGAGTTAACAAAAGGAAGTCCAATGAACATAGCCTTCCGGTTGCTCAAGGATTCTTACCCTGACGGGTATATAGACGACACCGGATATAACCCTGCTAATTCCCCATGGAAAGAACCGCAAGAACCCTCTCGACCATTAGGACTAATGTCTTATTCAGAACTCAAACAAAGTTTAGAAAATGCCCCTGAAGGGAGTGAAGAGCAGGGAAAATTATTTAGAGAAAGAAAAATTAGGGCAAGTGAGAAACGTGCACAAATCCATGGGGAATTAGCAGAGTCATATCCGAGATTTTCAAATAATTTTCAAGATAAATTAACAGGCGAACCAATGGAAATAGCCTTCCAGTTGCTCAAAGAGCGCAAGTCGCCAGCAGCATTTGCTCACAAATTAGAGTATGACAAACAATATCAAAAAGACCCAAAGCGTGTAAAGTACCGTGAGCAATTAAACACAGAGCGTAGGAAGCGAGGTATATACGGAAAAGGTGGTAAAGATGTCAGCCACACGCAAGGTGGAAAACTAACTTTAGAGAGTGCACACTCAAATAGAGCAAGGCATTTCAAAAATAAAGGCACACTCCGCAGGGTCAAGGTGAAAAAATGAGTTGTGAATGTGGTCATTGTGTTGGTATGGATGCGGTTTGGAAAAAATTATGCCCTGCTGGAAAAGCAGCCGCTAAGAAAAAGTTCGATGTTTACCCGTCTGCGTATGCAAACGGGTGGGCTGTACAATATTGTCGTGGTAAGTTTAAGGGGAAGAAAAAGAAATGAAACTTAAAAAAGACAAATGCTGCTGTGGTGCTACTAGTAAAACGCCTTGCGTTTGTATGATTGAGGGTAATCAATGTTCAGCATCTTCTCCTAAGTGTCCTTGTTATGCATTGATGGATAAACAAAAGAGCATTAAGAAAATGGTAGGAGTTCTATGACACGATGTACTTGTCACGATACTCTTGTAGTAAAGAACCTAAATCGCTGGTTCAAAGAAAAATGGGTAGATGTGTCGCGTACTAAAGATGGTAAGCATCCACCATGTGGTAGAAGTAAAGGGAATAAGTCTAGCAAAGGTTATCCTAAATGCAGACCATCAATCAAGGTTTCAAGTAAAACACCTAAGACATCAGGTTCTATGTCATCAGGTCAGAAGCAAGCGGCTACAAAAAGAAAACGTGCAAAAAAACAAGGTGTGGGTGGAAAACCAACAATTGTTAAGATGGTGGGTGTGTTACGGTGACTATGGGATTCGACACATGCGACTGTTGTACACCGATGCAACAAGCGTCAGTAGCATTGTTAGATTCTATTTTTGAGAAAGCGGAAAAGCCATTTCATGGTTACAACCCGAACAGACATAGCAGAAGTGGCGGTCTAAATGCAAAAGGTCGAGCCAAAGCAAAAAGAGAAACAGGTGCAAACTTGAAAAGACCTGTTACTAAAAAACCAAGTTCTCTAAAACCCGGTAGTAAAGCAGCAAACAGAAGAAAGTCTTTCTGTGCAAGAATGGGTGGAAGTAAAGGTCCAACAAGCAAGGGTGGGAAACTTACCCCAAAAGGTGCTGCTCTTAAGCGGTGGAATTGTTAATGAACCCCTTCGACCAAGCGTGGGCTTTGCTCAAAGCACCATACGATATTGATGGTGAAGTTAGGGATGTGTTGTATCAAGGTGGTAAGGAAGGCAACCCCGATACGGGTTATTGGCCTATGAGTTATGACGAGGCCTTGGAATATGCACTCATGGGTTCTGATGTGAACGCTTCTAGCATGAGAGGCGGCATCCCACAAATCAGAGTAGCCCCCGAAACCGAGCAGATGCACCATTTGGATAGCGACCCGGAGACTACTATGGTTGGGATAGCGAGAAATCTGCCCCATGAGATTCAGAGTCGTGAGAAGACTGCTAAAGATGTAGAGCAACTCTTGGCTGATTACGAGGAAGACCCCGACTATTATGAAGAGATGAGAGGTTTTCTCGATACTTCCGGTGGCCGCTTCTCAACAGATGAAAGAATAGCCCACATAAAGGAGCAGTTAAGCAGGTTAAGAGAAAGCACTAGAGATTCTCAATAGAGCATAATTCCGATAATTCCGAGTATTCATCTATACAATAGTACATATTATTCTTTATGTATATACAAGACATTAGAATATTCGGACAGATAACCCTTAAGATGACCCCCACCGTGGGCTAAAGCGAGGTCACAGTATGAGTAGAGACATCGGAGATACAAATGAAATGAAAATGACGGGGCTAATTTTGTCTCAATCCGCGTTAGTTGGAATAGCGGTAGGAGTGTATAGTTCAGGGCTATGGTTACCCACAGGTTCTAATGCTAATTCTACTATTAATGGAATGACGTATGCTATGGGTGCGCTTGCAGTACAAACAATAGCCTATTATTTATTCAAAATGTTCTTTGAACAATCTATGAAAGAAAAAGTAGAAGTTGCTGAAATGCAAAGAAACAGACAAAATATGTATAGACAACAGCAAATGGGTTTTGACCAACGTAGAGCAGACTTAGAATTAAGACAAATGGAATTTCAGTTAGAACAAGAATTACGTTTAATGCAAGAAGACCCTACTAGAATAATGCAAAATAGTCAGTTCTTTAATGGTAGTAATATATCTGATGGTGTCGCTGGCGATTTCCATAATACCGCTAATCCATTTGGAGTACCTACTCATTCTGCAAAAAATGAGGCGCCGATGAATCTAGGATTATCTAATACACAAAGAGCAGTTGATGCTATGGCTGGGCAATCGAACCTACCACCACGAACATTACCTATTCCACCAATAGACGGGACGCCAACGCATAACACTTCAAACCAGCGATTAAAGAAAGATGGTACGCCGGATTTAAGATATAGAGTATAGTGTGGTAAACCAAGATGGTGTTACCCGGACAATTAATTCCTTCCCCTTTGCGTATTTTTCGCAATGTTGGAGATGACTCGGTTGAAGAAACACTTCGTGCTATGCATTTAGCAAATACAGTAGACAATACCTATGAATGGGGATTAGGTTGGATTAGAACAATAATATGTTCTGTCGGCGCAGCAATGGCTGTTTCTGCGATGGAAGCAAATACAGATTGGAACTTATGGGAAATGACGGTCGAGTGGGTATATCAAAAAGTAGCAGACTTCGGAACTTGGCTAACAGACAAGTTTAGTTGATGTTCTATGGTAGCGGCAAGTGGCAGTATATTAGTGGGTGTAGCCCTATATGGTAAACAAGCCTACAACAATTGGAAATCTAGAAGAGTGGGAATATATGGCGCATCTATGGTAGGTAAAACTACTTTAGACAAATATATGACTACGCCGGGTGAAATGGAAGAAATACCTGAACACGAAAGAACTAAACATTTCAAATTAATAACTCGTTATATTTTACCTAAACCTACACGTAAAAGAGTGCGTTGGGAAGGAGAAAGAAGAGTTATTCATTCCGCCGATATAGGTGGAGAAGAAAGATTTTGGAATCTTTGGGTTGACGATATGGTTAATCGACAATGTGAATATGTTATATTTATGTTTGATGATAGAGCATTCAAAGGTGGAGATGAAGCACTACAACAAATAGGCGGCTTTCGTTTTCTAGTAGATAATGTAATTGAAAGAAATTATAGATATAGAAATTGGAAAAGTTGGAGAAAAGGAAAAAAGTACGTTCCTAAAATGATACTCTTAGTTGCTAACAAAGCAGATAGGTACTTTGACAACAAAGCCGCACAGTTATGGAGAGAGGGTAGAATCGGCGAACATAAAATATTTGACCCTTTTAGAGAAGACCTAATTAGATTGCAAAAAGCAGGTATACCGACTCGTCGTTCCTTTATGGCGACACGTATAGGTTGGAATGTTGAAAATACATTATTAGAGATGATTGATTACTGACCTCAACAGTGACCTTTTAGATGAGTAGGGTGTGCGAGAGACATGGGTAAGGGCACGTCGACAACAGCCTTAGTCTCCACAGGAGGCTCTAGTAATTCTCTCAGAAGTACTATTCCTATGTGGATTGTAGAACAGTTTGGTTTATCTGCTGGCTCTAAAATAGTATGGTCACTAGAAGTTAAAGATGGGGAAATGTCTATTTTAGTAAGCCCACAGGAGTGATATGTATGGTAATGGGTATGAATCCTTTCTATAATCAACAAATGCCTAATTTGGGCCAAATGAATGACGCTACATTAATGGCATTATCACAACAAGGAAATCCACAATTTACTCACGCTGCGCTACTAGAGCAACAATCTGCTCAACAACAAATGCAAAGAATGTCAGTAGAAAAAAATATAGAAGTGCCTAAAGTTAACTTTTATCCATCAAGACATGCCAATCCGTATAAAGCAAGAAAACAAGATATTCGTCAGGCTTACAAATTATTAAGCCCAACAAAACGTTCTATATTCGACCCTCGTAGATTATTTCGTCATAGTAAATATATGTATAACAAAGACACTGCTGTATGTTGTGTAGACGGTTGTAATGTAAAAGAATTAATTCAACATGATAATTTGTATTCTAGAATAAGTGATGAAGATACTGGTAAAACTCTATGGGATATGTACTGGCAAAATCCAGTTACAGGTGAACCGGAAGCATTTATAGCAAGAGAGGGAGTAACGAGTGGTCGTAAAATGAGAGGGACTTATTGTCCTGAACACCTTCATCTGTATCATCTACTTTGTAAATGGGAAGAACAACAAGATGTTGAAGATGAAATGAAACCTAGTCGATTTCGTGACAAAATAAAAAGAGGAGTCAGTATAGTTACTGTACCAGTTTCTACTCTCACTGCTGGGCAAATTGGACCAGTGCATCCTATGATTACTAAATACGAGCCTTTCTTTGCTGAGATTTCAGCAGATGTGAGAACAAGTAAAGGTATTACAATGCAACATTACGTTAATCCAGTTAGTGGAGATAACGATATTACAACAATTACTTTCGATATGAGAATGTTCCAAAAAGAACTTAGAGATATGGCTACACCTAACGTTGCATTCCAAGATATTCTAAACCAACAGGCTCAAGTCCTTAACCCTGCTCCGACGATACCGGAAGCAGTAATGGAGGGAATGCAATGACAATGAATTGGAACAATCAACAACCTGCATCTAGCGCATTAAACTTAAGTCAAACAGGTGCACCTAACGCAAATTACGGTAGTGGATATACTGCTCCACCTCAACAATGGTATCAACAACCACAACAACCAAATGCGGCTAGTTCGTTATGGGCTGGTGCTACTGGACAAGACCCTTACAATCAACAAGCCATTATGCCACCTAGCGATACAGAGATTTTGTTAACAATGTTAAACACTTCTTATCCTGTGGAAAGATTTCTGCAATCGCAATTATTTCCTATGCTGTTAGATGTTATTAGTCAGATAAACACTTTTTCTTTACTAAATGTGTTGAAAAATGCTAATTACACTTTCGATGAAGAGAATGGAGTATTCAAATTAGATGTCGCTAGTTTACCAACTGACTTACAGACTATGAGTTCTGAAAATGTAATGTCGCAAATGAACTCTATGACTAATATGGTAAATCAAACTGTGACACAAGCAGATGCGCAGAGACAGCAAACGATGCAAAATGCTCAACAAAGTATGTTACAAAGTCAATTAACAAATGCATTAGCAGACCCCGGATTAATAAATAATGTAGCACAAGGCGGTGGAACATTTTTCCGTAATTTCCTCACAGGAGGTAGAGTATAATGATGGGTGGTAATAATTTCGGTGTGCCAGTACCTAGACAAATAGCAGATATGTCAATGCACATGCTTGCACCAAAAAGAGAAGTTATAGTAGATATGGTAATGGTACAACTTATCAGTGCTATACTCGTATTCATGGGGATTTTAATATTCAAGAATGCTGACATCAGCCAATCAGAAATGTCAATGTATATGGTAGGAGTATTTCTTTCCTTTATACTCTTGACCTCTATATATCAGAGAATAACACGGTTTATCTAAGCAACCCTGATTAACCACATAGTATTCCGGTTACACATGGTTGAGCGAGAGCCAGTTATGAAACGTTCCTGTGCCTTCTGTCAAAGTGAAGACAGAAGTGTATTAGAGGAAGCCATTAAAAGTGGCGAAATATCCTGTGAACAGTTAGATAAAGATATGAGTTGGAGGGCTAATACTGCTGACCGACATTACCGTAATCACATGGGTCAATACCACATGGCTGCAAACCCTTCTTGCCTTATTTGTTCAAGTGAGAATAGAGCCGAATATGAAAATCGATTTTTCTCTGACGGTACTCAATCTGAATTAATTGCAGAAGAACTAGATATTAAGGAGACTACTGTGTATCATCACATGAAACATCACTTTCAGCCGTTGGTTCAAAGGTCAGCAGCAACTGAGGTCGCAATTACGGTTGGGAATGAAATAACTGTTTTGAGAAGCAATGTTGAAAAATTAAACAATAAATTATCTGAATTGATGGAAGAAGGTAGTGTGCATGAAGAAGGTTTTGTAAGAAATGCAGTTACTTTACATAAAGAAGTAAGAGAATCAATAAAAGATTTAACTGGCTTTCAAGATAAATGGGGTACACAAACAGACGGTACACAAGTTAATCAAACTATCAATATTCTAAAAGTTGAACTTGCGAAAGAAAGTCCTGATAGTTGGAAGAGAATTAAAAGTAAATTACAGGCAGAGATGGAGGAAGTGCTATGATACCTGTGGTTGATTTAATGCAAACGCAGCATCCGGGGTATCTTTCATTCTTATCAGGTGAAAATATGGATAAATCGCAATACCCTTTGTTTTTTGATTATTGTGTCAAAGTAACAGAACGTTTTAGATACCACGCATTCAAAGAGGCTAACGTTTTAGTAAATGAGGACAGTTTAATGCATATTATAGACTGTGTAAAACAATTAGATGATACTGATGAGCCTGAGATTGTTTTACCATTAAGAGAACAAATACGTCACAGTTGTTACAATTACTTAGAACATTGTGAAGAAATGGGTACAAAGTTTACTACACCGTCTACTATTCCAATGTTTTATCATAACCTTGGAAAACTTGTTATGTTAGCATCATTTAATTTTGCGGGGGTTCAACATGAGTAAACCTGTGCGTATTCTAAAATCAGGTATGACAAGTACGGGTAGCGATACTCGAATGTATGGGCCGAGAAGTGAATCTTCTCACATGTTCCACGCAAATCACGAAGAAGAAGGTGGATACGGAGGAGAAGATGCAGAACATCGTGATGCTCGTATTGACCGTAAAAAACAAGAGCGTAAAGATAGAGTAAAAGAAATGAGAGAATTAAAACATCTTTCTATTACAACTGCTGATTTACCTGCTATTGAAGAAAAAGATGAAGATTTACAACCCACTAAGTTTGATAATGAATTAGAGCCATCTTTGATGACTGGCACTCCGGGTAATTACGGCGCACTTACAAGTTTAGCAAATCAGGCTAAAGGTCCGGGTTTTGCTGGAGGGCAAAACTTTGCTATGGGAGAGCCTATGGAAATAGCATTTCAATTACTCAAAAACGAGAGACAGGGCTTTGTAGGTAAAAAGCCAAAAAGAGGGAAAGGGGCAAAAGCAAGAAAAGCACATAAAGAAAGGCAGAAGAAATGGCGTCCCTCAACTGGTGAGTTCAAGAGACCACCGGGCGGAATGACACCGGGCAGTGCTACATCTAGAAGAGCGAAAGCAAGAATGCGTGGTATTGCAGGTGGGAAGAAAACAGGATTAAGTAGAGCACATCTTGCTGTCGAAATGTCACACAGGGGTGTGAAAACTAAACAACCCATGTCTAAAGATGTACAAAGATATAGACAATACCTCGGTCAATCTGAGGCACGAAAGCGTTTAGGTAACATACGAACCGTTTCATCCACACCATCTAGATTCGGTGCACGTTCTTACAAAGCAGGTTTGACTGGTGGCGGTACATTGCAAAGTTTACTACCCGGACAAGCGCAACAAATGAGAAGACCTGCACTTAGGTCTATTAGACCACCACCGCTAATGCCCCCATCTTCACCGCGCAGGGCTACATTACCATCACCTAGTATACCTAGTCCACCCGTAATGTCGCAACCAAGAATGGGCGTTGGTGTTCAAGGTATGTCCGGTCAGAGTCCAACTTACAGACCTAGATTACCTACTTCTTCTACACAAGGAGCACCTGTGATGACTAGTGAAGTTGGTGAAGGTAGCGAATTACAAAAACGGGGACTATCATACTATGACATGGCCGAACTTCGCCAACTCGTCAACGATGCTCGAAGAGCGATAAAAAGAAAAGAAAGCAAGAAAAAAGGTAAGGGTGATTCAAACGTAGGTTCTGCTAGTAATTTACCAGCGCACAATAATGCACCCACTAAAGAAACTACTAGGCCGGAAGGTGCAACGGAAGATGCAACTAATGACCCTCGTACTTTTGGAATCAACCCTCTAGACCACTTAACAAGTCGAGGCGGTAGAACTCCATGATTAAATCTACTATAATTATGAAATCTCTTTTACTTAGAAAGGGCGATGGTAATTATAATTTATTTGCTGGTCAATTACAAAACCTAAGATTTCCTCCACATGAAGCGCATAATTCTGACCCTGACGGAATGGATATTCCGGCGTTTGCTCACACTGGCGCTCATGGAGAAAATGAATCAGGTATTCCGGGCGTAGGTCATGTATATCCGGGCGATTGGAAAATAGGTATGCATGGAGAGAAAATATACGCTGATGAATCCGGCGGAGAACACATGCATGGTATTGACGGAATAATACGTGCAGTTGGGGACTCTTTGTTAGAACATGGAATAAAAACGCCAGCAAAAGATGTAATTCAAAAAGCCATAGATATGCATAATCAAGACCATAAAGAAGACAACCATTTACCTAACGTAGATAGTGTTGCTTGGAGAAAAATGCATTTAGCACCATTACAGGAACAAGACCATAGAGTGAGAAGTAATTACACTCAAGATGGTAATTTAATTACAAATTATACAAACAGCCACGGTGATAAACATAGATTTGGTACATTTTTAGAATCTTATGCTGTACCTTTTAATAATCAACTTGGAGAAGTTATGACCCAACTAGGTCATCCTAATCCGCAAAAACATAGTTGGGTAAAGAAACCTTACGTAAAACCACATAGATTACATTTAGTTCCTGATGGAGAAGGCGGAATGCAGTTTGGAGCACAAGCAGTCGATTCCGGTAAAATGCAAGACGGTAGAATACAAAGTAATCAAGCGGCAAAATGGGGTGGGAGAATGCCCGATAGTAGAGCCTTTCAAAATATTTCATCTTGGGGAGTAGCCCATCACTATCCTAACGTTTACTATATTCCTCAAAGTGATGCAGCACCTAATGCAAGAAGACAAATAAGACAAAAAACAGTTAATAGTTTTCTACACCATATGGCTCAAGCGAGTGGTGTAGATAGAGATGCTGCTATGAGTAATTTAGTAGTAGATAGTTCAGGCGCTATGAAACATTTAGCAAATATACCCGGTGAAATAAACGGTAAACCCCTAAAAGCATTATTGCAAACACGTGAAGGGCAAATAGAAGCGGCCAACTACTTATCTCAGTTCCCAGCATTTCAAGCAGTTTATGGTGAAAATAGAAGACCGACCTTTGATGCCGATGGAAATATAAAACAAGGCGGCTCTACTGTTGGTAGAATGAATCATCTATACGGACAAAGATATGGAGATTCGGCAGAAGAAGGAAAAGGACTTGACCATTTTATGAGTCATAGCGATAGGATTGGTGTAGAACATCAGTTGAATGGAAAAATTGGTCATCATAATAGAGCAAAAGATGCATGGAGTAATGTTGTGCTTGCGGCATCTCAGGGAATTAATCACACAGAAGATGATTTATCACCTGAGGATTTACAAGCGGCGAATGTTAGATTATATGATACTCCCGAAACAAGAGCGGCTGCCCCTAATGTAAAAATGATGCTAGACCATTTATTCCACACTCATTCCATAGCAGGGGGACATGAAAGAAAAGAAATACCTTCACAAGAAGAATTACAACAACTACAACCAATTGTAGATAATATAATTCAGGGAGGTACACACGAAGATAGAGGGCAATTAGGTGTACCCGAACATATTAGATATTCAGACATGTCATCCTCTATGACACCTGTGGGTGCATCTATGCAACCCGAAGAAAGTACGTTAAAACCTAGAGCGGGTAACGAAAAAGGTATATCCGGTGCACCTGTTGCACCCACCGGCGGTGCACCTCCGGCTGCAACTAGTGGTGCGCCACCACCACTAAGCGATGCTGCAAGAAGAGCGCAATTTCAAGTAGACCCAAATACAGACCATTTTCGTCAATTAATTGCAAATAAAAAAATAACTCCTGACCAACAAATGAGAGCAAAGTTTGGTTATGCGCCTCCTGAAACAGTACAAAATGTAATGTCTAGATTACCTCAACCGCAATACCACCCTCAGCAAGCGCAAGTGCTTTACCCCGGAGAAAACCAAGTACCACCAGTTGGTGTAGTATCTTCTCAGAGACAACGAGAGTTTCAACAAAATATGGGTGACCCCTACCAACGTTTTCTTTCTGACTATCCTACTAAAAGTAAAGATGGGCATAATGCCGCCATGGATAGACTAATCAAAGCGGTAGAAATACTACAAATAGAAGATGCACGAAAAGATGACAATATTATCAAACATTTACCTTCTAATAACTTAAGCGTAGATTCTATTACAGACATTCTTTACTTAGCAAAAATGTTAAACATTACATCTATGGATGTTAGTACAATATTAAACACTAAGGGCGATTGGGAAAGAATATCTAAGACATACGGCTATTCCGATAGAGTAGTTAAAGTGGTCAAGGTTTCATTCGGGGGTGTCTAAATGGGTAAAGTTTACGTTATTAGAAAAGAAGCATCTACGTCAGCCTTTCCTTCAACTTCTCAGGCTCAGGTTGCACTGAGTACTGCTGGACCACAAGTTATGCTAACACCCGGTAGTGGAAATCGCCCCGATGCGGCATCTTTCGGACCTGCGCGATTTGATGATAAAGGTAAACAAATAAGCGGCACAGGAGAATACGGTCCACAAGGTTCTTATCAAAATAGATTTGCTCAATTTGGGGATAAATATGGTCATTTGGCTAGATACGGATTGGCGGGTCTTGGGGCAGTAAACTCATTTTACAATACTACTGCAAGTGGAGAGCCGGGTGCTTTGAGCGCGACTGCAAGCGGGGCTTACACCGGATGGTTAGGTTCAGGAGGGGCTGAAAGAGGTGCCGCAAACTTAGGAAGTCGGTTAGGTTCACGTTTAGATAGAAGAAATACTACCGGCACTCAAGAAGACAATAACACATCTGTACCTACAATTGCATCTCCAAAACAAATATCACCAACTAATGCTGCTATGGAATCTTTACGACGGGAGAGTGAAAACCAAAATTGGTTTGATGATAATAATTATCATCCAATGAATGCTTTACGACAGGAGTATTCATGAGTAAGAATAAGGAAGAAATGGATGCCTTCATTCTTAATATGGATATGGAGATGTCTAAGAAATCCTTCAAGTACTTTTTTGTAGATATGCTAGGTTTCTTGTATAATCACCATCACGAATCTTGGAAAGAAGGATTAGAGGAATCTCAGTATTTTTGCGTTAAGGCGTCGAGAGACCACGGAAAATCTGTTTTCTTTATGATGTATGCCTTATGGTTAGCGGCATACAAACCTAATACCCACGTTATGATATTCTCCCACTCTCTTGAACAAACTCTTGAACACATGCGCTTTGTACGTAATATTATAGAAGGGAACGATATATTAAGACATTTGAAACCCCAAGGCAAACCTTGGGCTAAATCTTACTTTGAGTTTTCCAATGGTAGTCGTATGATGGCAAAGTCGGTCGGCGGTGCAACACGTGGTTTCCACCCTGACATTGTTGTATGTGACGATATTCTATGGGGCACTACTGCAAGTGAACTTGCTAAAACAGCAGATTGGTTTTATGGTGTTTTGTTACCTGTACTTCACCACAGTAGTAAGTTAATGATGGTGGGGACTCCTTTCAGTTACAACGATTTATACGCTGAACTAGAACAAAAAGAAACTTTTAGAGTAGAAACTTATCCAGCGATAAATGCAGAAGGAATAGCACTATGGCCTGAAAGATGGGATTTAAAATCTTTAGAGAAAAGAAGAATGTCTATGCCCGCTATACAATTTAGCCGTGAGTATCTATGTGAACCGATTCACGATGTAGCGAGTATGTTTCCCGGTCCATTATTAGAAAAATGTAGAGACCCTAAACTTGTTTTAATTGACAGGGCTGAAACTTTTTATGACGAAGAGGGTGAAGCAAATGGAGTCTTTGGTCAGCATTTCGTAGGACACGACCCCGCTATATCATCTGATAAAAATGCTGATTTTACCGCTATAACAGTGATGCGACAAAAGCCCGGTGATGCGACAAAAGAAATAGTTCACGTAGTACATGAGAGAGGTATGTCTTCTATGGCTCAGAAAAGAATGATGGTATTATTAAATAGTCGATTTAGTCCTGATTTAATTCAACTTGAAGGTAATAATTTTCAACGTATGTTGGAACAAGAAATGAGAGAATTAAGAGCAGATATGCCAATTAGAGTATTTATGACTACTCGTACTCGTAAAGAATCGTTGTTTATGAGTCTGTTACTCGCATTTGAACAAGGCCACATTAAATTACCATACGGTGATGAAAGAAGTAGAACCTACACTCACAAAGTAGAACAAGAGTTGAATAGATTCGGAATGCAGAAAAATGGTAAACTAGAAAGTGTAGGCGTACACGATGACTTGGCGATGAGTTTAGCACTAGCGAATTGGGCATCTAAGGAGTTTAAGGGAAGCGTTACACTCTTAGATGATTACATGCCCGGATTTGATGAGTGGTTTAAGGGTGGAAGCAAAAATGACTCTCTAATGGTGCCGTAGGTGAAGAAGATGAACAATACAATAATGAAAGATGAATGGGAAAATAATACTTTTTGGATAGAAAATTGGGTGTACTGGAGTTATTAAAATGGATACCTTTTCTAAGAATAACGATGGTTGGTTTGAAGCCAATTTAGGTTATTCTGCAACTGATTTAGTTCATCGGCTTAGAAAGGCTAGAAGAAACAACAAAGATGAAAAAGAGTTTATCGATAAAGCCATAGAAGATATACGGGCTATGAAAAGTATGGAATTAGATGCTACTCTAAAAATGCATAGTTGGTGTGAACAATACTCTGATGTGATAAAAGAATTAGGAGTGTCCGATAATAACATGAAAGCCTTAAGAAAGTTTGGCGATTCTCGTAGAGTTAGTTTACAGAGAGCCTGTCATCAATGGCAGAAATCAGATGACGCTTTGAAGATGCTTGAAGAATACGAAGACGTGTGGCAAGATGAACAGAAAAAAGCGTGGGTAGCCGCAATGGATGGGAAAAGAGATGCGAGAAAAGTATGGAAAAGCACACTTCATCAAATTAAAAGACTCAATGAAAAAGACCAAGAAGCCTTAGTAAAAAGCGCTGAAATACTTTTAGAAAAAGGCACTATGAGTGGTAGGACGCTATTCGCTAATCTATATGACAGAAATATACTGCACAAAAGTATGACATCTATGAAATTAGCAAAACTGCTCAGTATGTATGGAGAAGAAGTAGATATTATGGCCGGAGCGTCTAGAGGCACATTTGTAAAAATGGATAGAACTGGACTTATCATAAAAGACCCATGGGCGTATGCTGCGGGTTTCTTAGATGCAGATGGATATATCACAATTACAGGAAGAGGTGAACCTAGAGCCGGATTCATTGCCACTGGTTCAAGAGGTAAAGTGCATTGTGAACAATTACAAAAAACTCTAGATTGTGGCGTTTTACAATTAGACCAAAAAATATACAAAGATAATCAAAGAAGTCAACATAGACTACAATTTTATTCTAAGGCAGATATTAGAAAACTATTGAAAGGTATACTACCGTTTTTAGAAATGAAGAAAACTCAAGCAAAAGCGGTTTTAGCATACATAGAAGAAAACGATGGGTTGAAGAAAGAAGAATTAAAGAAAGTTGTAAGATACTACAATTGGAGCGATGATACCAATAAGTCGAATGCTCTCCTTTCGGAATGGGGAGTGCAAGCCGACGATATAACAAAGTGGGCGGAGGCGATATAATATGGCAGATGAACAAGGAAGAATAGGTAAATTAATTTCTGCGTTAGGTAGTCCATTCAGAAGTAGAACTACTCCTGAACCTCAAATGCCTCTATACACAACTGGTATCCAAGAACCTGTATTAGCACAGGGTATTACTATTCCAGCGCTTTATGCTGTATCGCAAGAAAACCTAATTCTTAGAACTGTAATTTCTAAACTAGGACAAGAGATATTCAGAAGAGGTTATTATTGGGAAAAGAAGTTTCAACACAAGTGTAAAGATTGCGGCGAAGAATACAGTCACGAAATAGAAGGTTGTAAGTTATGTGGAGGAGAAGTAAAACAACCTGACGTACAACAACTAATCTACCCTAAGTGGTTATTAGAACAACAAAACTCTATGGAACAAGATTTTATGCACGTATTGCAAGAGATAGAAAGAGACTTAGAAATAGTAGATGATGCTTTCCTGATATGTGTAAAAGAATACTTTGTAGACCCTGAAACATCAGATATTAAGTTTTACAGGGTTAAAGAATTGATTAGAGGCGACCCTATCTTTATGAGAATTATATCTGATAAACGTGGTGTGCGAGGTGGAAGATACAAAGTTTGTCCTCTTCATAGAGACCAAATCTCCTATCCGGGTCAAGATGACAAGTGTGAAGTTTGTGGCAATAATATGCAAGAAGCGCACTATGCAAATATGGCTGGTAGCGGTAAAACTCAGTATTACCTAGAAGGAGAAGTGATACATATTAGTAAATACAATCCATCTAAATTGTATGGTAGAAGCCCTGTGAACACAATGTGGAGACAGGCTATGACACTTACTGCAATGGATAATTATATGTATACCTCATATCAGAAGAGAAGAAGTCCAAAAGGAATTATTTCTGTAACCACAGATAATTTAGAGTCAATGAAATCGTTTTGGAAAGGTGTTGACGAGAAAATGGAAAGAGACCCACACTACATACCTAAAATTGGTATTGAAAGTCAAACTGGTAGGGGTGGCGTAAATTGGGTAAAGTTCATGGATACGTTAGAAGAGATGCAATATATTCCTGTTAGAGATGAAATGCGTAATAGAATAGCAGCATTCTTTGGTGTAAGTAGTATCTTTATGATTGATAGCGGAAAATCCGGTGGACTAAATAATGAAGGTATGCAAATACTTGTAACTAACAGGGCTGTTGAGTTTGGGCAAAAAGTCTACACACAAGTTCTATTCCCTAGAATGTTAAAACAAATGGAAGTAACAGATTGGAAATTGACTCTTTATCCGAATGAAGAAGAAGACGAGATTACTCGACTACGAAGAGATGAGATGGAAGTTAATCTTGCACAAAGAATGATGATGCTTGGATACAAGCCTGAATTAATGGAGCAGGGAGATAGAGATATACGATTTACTTATCGACAAATGACCGAGCAACAAGACGGTGCACCTCCAATGCCGCCGGGAATGCAACCGCCACAAGGAATGTCGCCGGGAAGTGGCGGTCCAATGGCTCAACAAATGAGCGCACAACCTCCGGGTTTGTTGGCTAATGCGATGCCTCCATCACAACCGGGCGGAGAAGGAATGGGTATTCGTACTCCAAGAGGCCCAGCCTCTCCTCAAAACAGAGGAAGTCCGGGTATTGGTTCACCAGTAACTAGCGTTCAACAACGCGGTCCACCAAATTCAGTTGCACAGAACAATTCTCGCGCTTTAATGAACTCTAGACGGATAAAAGGCGCATAATTAAAGTAGCATCGCATACACGCAAATGGTAGTGAACCACATGGACTTATTGAAAATGCATCCAATGGCTAGAAAAATGACTGCACATAATGAGGCTTTTACTAAGGCTTTAGAAGATGGTAATGCAGATGACGCACGCCAACATCTAAATGAATTATTAAAGTATGCAAGTAACATGGAAACAGACTTAGAGTTTGCAATACAGAAAGCAGAAACAGAAGTAGTTACTCCTGAAAATGGATGGGAACACAAAAGCCCAGTTCTAAAGTTTAACAAAACTGGCTCTAACTTCGACCCTTCAATGAGAGATAGACAATTAAAAGGAACAATTATGTCTTCGAGAACTAATTCACAAATGAAGCCAGCAAGAGGCACATACGGACGTTATTCTCCCGGTAACTGAGGCTTTAGAATGGAAGAAGATGTAACTGAGCGTTTAATGAATGCTCTAATTTCTAAAATGGAAACCATGGATAGAGATATTCAATCTGTTCGTGCTGAAAATGCCATGCTACGAAAAGCAATGGATAACCCGCAAATAATTTTAAGAAAAGCAGGTTACATGCCGTATTCTACACCGTTGTCAGAAGATGTTAGTGTTGATGCTTTTAGAGCAGATATGGAAACATCTTCAGGTACTATACTAAAACAAGATGAAAATAACCCCGATAAATACTCTAACGAACAGATTCACGAAATGAGTTGGGATGACATACACGATATGGCCGACCAACATAGAGAAGTAAAGGAGATGTATTAATGAAACCTAGATATGAAGCGGCCTCACCTAAGGCATACGAGATGTTAAGAAAAGCAGAAGAAATAGCAAGTAGATTGGATGCTTTAGAAAAAGCAAAGTGTCCTCATTGTGATGGAGACGCTGCAAGAAGTAAGTGTATTTGTGGTAAAGTTAAGAAAGAAGATAAGTGTCCTTCTTGCGGCATGAAAAAAATGGATTGTATGATGAAAACGGGATGCAGTTCTATGAAGAAAGGTACTCATCACAAAGAAACAAGTTTTAGCACGCAGCCGGAAGGTGTACAATTTAACATAGAAACTGGTGGTCAAACATACAACGCTTTCTATCACACAAATCAAAGTCTTTTAGATTCCGATGACATTGCTAACAAAGGCGCATCTAGTGAAAGTGTCAATCTAGACGCTTTGAAAGTAAATACTCACGATACAGTAGACCGTCTTATTGAGGGATAAGATTGAATAAAGTGTACGTCCGAAAAGGCGTTGCGCAAATGGACCCATGCAAAATGTGTGGTGCAACCGCATACGAAGGTTGTAAACAAGCAAGGGGGCTTTCACTCAGAGATTGTCCTTATTACCAAAGGTACAATACCGGAGGCTGAGAGGGAATGTCATGGAAGAAGATGCGATACAAGTTTACATCAGACACCGTACTGAATTGCTAAAAGCAATTTACGATAATACTCCACCGGAACAAGAGGTTGGAGATTATCTAATTTCTAAGATGAACTTAGAGAATCATAACATCACGTATGAAAAAATAGATGTTGACGTTGTGTGCGATTCTTTCAGTGAATATATTCTATCTAAGGCTAAAGAGAAAAAAGCAGAGTTTGGCACAATGCACAACTTTAGACCAGCGATGGCTAAATCGTATGGCACAGACCACAATTGGCGAGATAGAGTAAAACGGGCTTTTAACGAAAATGATAATAAAAAGTATAATTATCCGTTACACAGCCCACAAAAAGATGGTGAAAAATATGGCCCATATCGTGCAAGAAATATGATTCCACATACAATGAAACACTCTATGTGGCCCGAAATTAATCCTTTTAGAATTGCCTTCGATGGTGGCAAAGAAGGACGGGATGAAATAATACCCGACCCCTTAAGCGGCATTCCAAGGAAAAAATTAGCATCAATTGAACCTGTAATATTCCCAGCATCACATTACTTAGATGCTAACCCGTTTGATGAGAAACATCATCCAGTTCGTAAAAGAAGAGTCGATACCAAAATGCCTGAGTGGGAAAACATGTTGAGAGAATACTATCTTTCGGATAACAAGTGGGCGGAAAAGGGTATGGAGATAGAAGATACTCACAAAAAAGATTACATTAATCGAGATAAAACCGGAACACAAGATATTCAAGAATTAGTTAAAGTCGGAGAGGCTATTAGGGATAAAACTGGAGTAGCAACTGGTAAGAAAGAAGACGAGTATAAAACTGTAAAAAGGGTAAAACACGGTGTTTATCATGGTATAAATAAAGGTGAAAAAAATCATAAATATTCTTTCTTAGGTGGTAATGATGGGCATGAAAGTGACACTAAACACCAACATACTCTAAGATTAAGAGATTTCAAAAGATGGCAAAAAGAAAATCCTAAACTTGTAAAAGAGTTAGAAAGTCAAGATATGGATTTAGAAGAAGCCCATTTTAACGATAGAATGAAAAAATTAGATAGTAATGATATTTTTACGGAAACGACAGAACCTAAAATTAGTGATAATCCATATGATGATTTAGATGCAAGGGGTAGGTCTACTTTAGTCGATGCAGAAAAAATACCTCATGGTCATGGTATGGGTTGGGATACATGGAATAAAGGATTAGAGTTTTTATCCCCAAAAGAAAGAAGTTTAGTTATAGAACATGTAGATAAATACGGTACAGACAACCCAGCGCATCAGTCTGTTACTTTACCTGATGGTCAAAGAATACACATGCATAGAATAAAAGCCAATATGCAAATGAGAAATAATGCAGAGGTAGACCATTGGACTAGAAGTCAAAAGCATCCGGGCGCTAATAAGGCTAAACATATAGAAACAGATACAGACAATACTAGACTCGGAACAGAAGGAATGGTAGCCAAAGCGCTGCAAGGAGTTTATTTAAAAGATGGTTTCGTACACGAAGGTGAGCCTTATGAGTACGATGAAAATGATAGAAAGAAAAAAATGTTTGACAAAACCGCTTACCAACATCTTATAGATAATATAGAAGAGCATTATGAAGGTGATAAATTATTAGAACATTTTGAAGCGGGTGAACATGGACCAGCGCAAAGAAACTTACCACCTTTTAGCCCAAGTGATATTAAAGAGTATGAAAAAGTTTTGAAAGAAGGTGGTACTCTAAAAGAGGCTTTTGCTAAAAAATTATCAGATGGAAGTCATATTCTCTTGAGTCCCGACGGGTTACACAAACTTGTGGGTTACAATGAAGGAGATTTATCACCGTCTATGCACCCTATGTTTAAGGGGCAAAAAGAGCCTTTCTTATCGAAAGACGTAATGAAAGCGGTAAAAAAAGAATTAGAAATGCACATGGGTATTTCTGAAATGGCTAAACCTATAAGAAACGCATTAACTACGTTTAGAACTCCACACGGTCCACGAAAAGATAATCCTTTATTGAAAGAAGGTGAGGAAAAACATTTTTATGACCATGACGGAAAGTATAGAACCTTAGCGTATCCTTTCTCACACGCTTTTGCAAACGTTGGGGGTCACGGTAGACCTATCACCACACTAGCAGAAATCTTACATGATTTCAAAGCGCATGATTTTGAAGGAAATATATCTGCTTTAGGAGAAAAAGTAGAAGGGGGAAAGATAGAAGCCAATCCTAAAACAGTAGGTGCATACGGACATTTACATTCTCATTACTTAGAAAATAATGTACCTAATCATACAAGCGCTCTAGGTATATTATCAAAAACAGATGCTACTGTACATTCTCAATATAAAACTGGGAGTAAAAAAGGTAAAGGTAGAACCAACAAGACTAACAGTTCCGACCACGACCATACCCGTTCACCGGGTCTAGCACCAATATTAGAATATGGAGATGAAGAAGAAAATGGCTGGGTCGGTTATGATGGGAAAAGCCGTACTACTAGAGAATTAGATAAAAACAATATTTTTTCATATAATCCGTATACAGCAAGAAGTAAAGCAGGTAAAGACGAAACTTCAATCAATATGTTAGCGGGTCATTCGCATTTACTTTCTACTATAAATCGTAGAGCCTCACCACCTAATTCACCTGCTAATAATTTTATTAAATGGTCAGATATAGAAAACAACCGTAATTATCTTTCTACCACAGATGATTTAGATACAGTAATGACTAATCTTCCTTCCGCATCGATAAAAACCGTAGGGGATGTAGTAAGTGGAAAAGACATAGAAGATTTAGAGATGTTGCAAAACGAATTAGACATAGAACAACGTGGGGCGAAGGACTCTGAAATCATAACTTCTTTGCGAGACAAAATAAAAGAAATTAAGTCTGATATGGAAATGAAAGAAAAAAGAAAAAGAGAGTATACTAGTACAGGGTCTAAAAAACAGGGCGATAGGGGTAATGTGAGAAAAAATATGGAAGAGGCTCATACCGACGATAGACAAGCGGTTGCTGAATATTTTAGAACAAAAATAAAACCCGCGATTGAAAAAGAACATCCTAATGCGTTTCACCCTGATAATCCAAAAGCATTACTCAATACATTAAGAGGGGTAAAAGATGCACAGCGAGGTCTTTACATGGATGGAGACCATGGTATATCTATTCGCGCTCATCATTATTCTAAGAAAGAAGAAGATATGTCATCTGATACCCATTATAATTTAGCAAATCAAATGAAAACTTTAGGAACAAATAATGTAATTGACCCAAGTAAACATGGGGTAGAAGATGTATTGGGAATGTTAGATTTACCTAACGACGATGCTCATAAAGAACATGCTCAAAGATATTTACAAACTTTATCCGGTCCAGTACACGCTTACAGCATAGGTCAACTCGCCACAATGAGTGGCCCTGATGGTAAGCCGTTGCAATGGCATCCTGATGATAAAAAATTGTTTGATAGTAAAGGACACGGTGATGTTCACACTCACTTAGATAATTTATACAGAGAAGCAAAGGCTGGTTTTCCGCCCGATAGAAAGGATACAGGCAATGTATATCCTAAAGGACATCCGAAAGAAGGACAAATCTCTACAACCACTAATAGGGATGCTGATAGAGCGCGTGGGTTATTCAAAAGAAATCCTTCATACAAAGGATTAAACTTTTTACATCAAAATGCAAGAAATGAAATGAAGTTAGGAGGATATGGATTACAATACCATCAAGCACCGTCACCATTGACTAAACTTAGCAAAGTCCCTAATGCTCATAATAAAAGTAATGAAGGGACGCTATTACATCAAAGTCAAAGAGGACACTCATCATTAGAATACCATCACGCAAGAAGAAAAGATATTGCAAGTAATATTCTTTCTTTTGATACTAGCCCCGATATTGATTTAAAACCGAATGTGCCTGTTGAAACTCTAAAACAAATAGGTTGGATGAATGCGCCAGTAAAACCTCTTAGAAGTTTAGAAGGGGCTGTACCGCAAGACCACTTTACTAGCGGTTTGATGGATTGGGGATGGAGCGGTCAAGCAGAAATAGGTGCAGAACATGATTACAATGGAAATATTAGTGTTGGTACAAATACCTCAGAAGAAAAGTTTCATTCTCTACCGTTAACATATTTACAATCTTTACACAAAGATACACATTCACCTCAACACGTTGAATCTATGTTAACAAACGCAGAGCCATTTCAACAAAATCCTACTCAGTTAACTCAAGACCCTACTGGTCAAATGCCTAGCAACAATATGATGAATGTTTCAAAAGCAGATTTACCAAAGGAAATACCTTTGATAGAACCTTTACATAGAATATTTGATATTAAAGATATGTCCGAATTAAGAGGTTTTACAGGAGAATGGGTAGTCTCTATACAGAAAGATGGGAAGAGATGTAAGGTTAGTAAAAAGAATGGGCGTGTTGAATTAGAAGATGAAAATGGCGTAAAACAATCTTGTGAAGATGAAATGAGAGCGTCGTTTAGAGCAGCCTGTAAGAAAAACTTTGTTTTAGACGGGGTATTAAATGATGGTGAGTTTTACATTAATGACATTCTGTTATATGATACGGATGACGTAACTGAACTAACTACACGCGAGAGAATCAAAATCTTAAGAGGACAATTTGAAAGTTATCATCCTGTCTTTGTACCTAGTCCATCCGACATTAGAATTACAGATGAGGTTGGGTTAGAAGATGCTGTAAAAGAATTAGGCAAAGATTCTGATAAATTATTACTACGTGATGCTAAGTCTACATACATGAAAGGTGAAGAGAAACATCCGAAGTGGGTTATGCTTGCAAAGTCTGATATTACTTACCACGTTCCATTTACTATGGAGATTGATGATAGTCACTTTATTATTAGATTACCCGAAGATGTCGTAAAATATGACATTGTAGAAAATCAGGCAGTCAACCCTGTTGCTGCGATAGGAGAAATTACTGCCTCAGACTACTCGTTAAAGTTAGCAAAGAGTCTTGAGTCTTATTGGCAAGAAGGATTAACTGAATTGTTAAAAGAAGAGTTAGAAGTAAAGGGAGATAGCGAGGTCGCTGTTAATCACATTGATTCTGATAAAATAGAAGAACAAAGTGCTGGCATTCTAAAACCAAAGAAAGATAGCAATTTAATTATGAAGCCTAATGAAATGGCAAAAGCGCTTTTACTTATCGAAAGAGCATTAGATAAGATGCAAAAAGGACATAGTAACATGGCTGGACGTGGTTTAGGAATAGATGTTGGAGGGGGTGTAGAAAGCCCGCGTGGACCTACTTCTTTGACAGCAGAGCAGTCTTTACCCGATTGGGATATGAAGAAACGACCCACAGAGGACTTGGAGAAACCGGAAGATTATCCGGGTAGAAAACAGAAAAAGAACCAAACAGCCTCGCAGTCTAGCGTTTCTGATGGTAAAAACCTTGATGAGTAGTCCCGTAGCATATATGTAGTAAGGCATTACGTAGGAGGGATTAGTGTGCTCGGTAGTAAACAACTATTCAGAACTGGCGATGAGACAATCGGTATCCTCAAGGGTGCTAATGACCTCATCGTCGCTGGTTATGCCAGTGTGGAAGTTGTAGACAAGCAAGGCGACGTAATAACAAAGGAGGCATTGAAACACGCATTTCGGAAGTTCATGGAAAATCCGTCATACAGAAACGTTCAATTGGCTCACAGTAATATACAAGTTGGAGATGTAGTACCGAATTATACAGATAATGAAGGGAGGTTGTGGAAAAGCGAAGTCGATGATGTCGGAATGTTTGTGGTAGTAAAACTGCGTGACGACATCGAGAAAGCAAAAGAGGTTTCAGCAGAAATCAGAAAAGGCGTTCTCAGAGGATTCAGTATCGGTGGTCAAGCGTTTAAAAGAGTCAGAAAATCAGACCCAAAACGAGGAGATTACCAAGAAATTAGTAAACTGGAACTACACGAAATAACAATTTGTGAAAAAGGCATCAATCCCGAAGCAACATTCAGTATACTCAAAGAAGATAAAAATAACACGGAAGTGAATAAAGTGACAGAAACAGAAAACGATAACGAAATGATGAAACAACTTGGTAGCGTACTATCTCGTTTAGAAGGAAGACTCGACGATATGGAGAAAGGCGAAATGCCACCAGCATTGAAAGAGGCTATCGCTGACAAGAAAGACGGTAAGAAAGAAGATATGAAAGATGATAAAAAGAAAGAAGATGCTGATGTAGAAAAGTCAGAATATTCTGATGTTATTACATCTGACTATCTTAACTGGATGGAAGACACTCTAAAGAGTGCTGGAGTTGACACTGCGGGTGCAAGAACCCACTTTGATGACTTAGAAAAACAAAACATGGGTTCAACGCCTGAGGAAATCGCAGCAAATCACAAAGGTCTAACTGGTCAAGCACCGGGTAGAACACAAGAAGGCGGAAATCCTTCAACTGGGGCTATTGCTGCTACAACAGGTAGCGGTGGAAGTGTTAAGAAATCAGATTTCATTAACCCAGCAACACTTTCAGATTCAGACATTGAGTCTGCATATGAAGTATACAAAGCGGCTGCTCTTGAAGAAGAGTTCCGTGGCTCTCTAGAAAACAACTTTGCTAACAGATACGCTTCTGAGCGTACACAAGAAATTGCAAAAGCAGAAGCAGCAGCATACGATGCTCGCGGTCCTCTAGATGAGATAACAAAAGCAATTAGTGCACTTTCAGAGCGCATTGAATCAATCACCACTCCAGCAGAAACTGGAGAAGCAATCGCAAAATCGGAATCTAGTGCACCAGCACTAACTGTTCCATCAACGGAGGATTTGGCTAACATGTCATGGGACGAAGTTCACAACTTGGCATCCAAAGCATTCGAGTGAGATTAGATATTAAAAATAAAAGGAGATAAAGAAAATGGCACGAAATTACGTACGAACAATAACAGACATGGAAAGATACTACTATGGAGCAGGTAACGCAATGGGTTACTCATACTCCGGTAGTGAATTACTCAAGGCCGACAGCCCTATGCTGTCAACAACAGGTGGAACATACCAAGCAATCTATGGTCGCAAAGTATGGTCACAATTGAACCAAGAGTTCAATGCATTCTCTATACTACCAAAGAAACCGTGGGATAGAAGCGGATGGCGCGTTATCACTGGCAGACCAAATGCTGGTGCAATTACTGGAAGCGGAGTTGCAGAAAACGCAACACTACCTGAAACAATCAAACCTACATTCCAACATGTAGCAGCAAAACCAAAGACTATCGCACACACATTCGATATGTCTGAAACTGCAATCTTCCTTGCTGACAAGGATGACGGAATGGGAGACATACGCTCTGTAATGAAAGAGGAAATGGGTAAACATCACGCTGAGGTAATCAACAAAATGATGTGTACTGATGTAGATACAGTCGCAGGTAACAACTTCGAGTCTCTTGACCGAGTTACTTCCGGTTTCCAAAACAGTGCAAACGCAACAACTGGACTTAGTGCAGCATCAGGACACGTTAGCGCAAATGGGGATATGGATATGTACAGTATTGACAGGGCTTCAAACTCATGGTCAAACGCAGAAATGAGTGTTAACGCTTCTAGCGGTACACCTACTGACAGAACACTATCTCTAGACTTACTAGACGAGATGTTCCAAAAGATGTGGATTCGTGGTGGAAACCCGAAAGTCATGCTAACTGGATACGATACTCTAATGAGAATCCAGCAACTTCTACAATCACAACAGAGATTCATGGAAGAGAAGAGAGTTACCCCTACCTACAACGGTGTAAAGGGTGTACCCGGAATCGAGGCTGGTTTCATCGTAGCAACATACAACGGTGTACCAATCATCCCAACAAAGAACATGGCAGCAGATACACTATCAAGAATCTACTACCTAGATACAGACTACTTGCACTTTAGCACAGCAATTCCAACACAATACTTTGAGAGTGGTATCGAAACTGGTGACCCATTCGCAATTAACAGACTAGGCCAAGAAGGACTATACCGTACCATGGGAGAACTATGGACCACTTTCTTCGGAGCACAAGGGAGCGTAAGAGACCTTAAGTGAGGTTGTCTTGGAGATAATATAAACGGAGGAAAAAGATATGGCAGATACATTAACATTAGGCGGAACGGCAACAGCAGCATTAGTTGGTGCATGGGAACTCAGAGCGGGTTCTCACAACACCACTGAATGGTTAGACGGAGCAGCAGACACATCATATCCGGGCGGAGGTCCGGGCACATTCAGCGCAGTAAACAGCGATGGAGCAAATGGATACGACCCAGCACCAAAGTTGGCATTGATTAACGTAACAGGCGGAGCAGATGGTGAAACAATCATCCTTTCCGGCGGTGCATCAGCAATTTTGAGCGTTACAGCAACACCAGCAGAAGCAACCCCTGTACTTACAGGATGCATCTTCTCTGGTCTAACAGCAACACTTCAATATGCAAGTGGTTCAGCGAACGTTACAACAGTAATGATACTATACAACTGAGGTGGTTTTACTGCCAACAGTTACATACATTGGTAATCTCTACATGAGACCTAATGCAGACACTTCTATGGGTGACTGGATTAGGGGTCAAGTAGTAGAGGTTACACAAGATTGGTTAGATGCTAATAAAAGGCAACTAAAACCAACATTGTTTGTAATAGAAGGCGCGGCATACGATTTACTAAACGACGGAATACCTGATAGTGGCTGGGTAAAAGCAGACATCGCTTCATGGTTAAGAGATAAGGGCGTACAAGTATCTAATGGATACAAAACAAAGTCCTCATTGCTTGCAATGGTGGAAGATGTCTTAAGTCCAGCCCCTGTCGAAGAAGTCATAGTCGAAGCCGCTCCTGAAATTGTAGAAGAAATTGTAGTCGAAGAGACTCCAGTAGAAGAAGCAATTGAAGAAGCAGTAGAAACAGAAATAACGGAGGAATAAGAAAATGGCATTTAGCAGTACAAAAGATAACAGAACGCACGTATTAGGTGACTTAATGATGGTCACTGGCACATGGAACGCAGCAAGCGTAGACACCGGAACAATAGTCACAGGACTATCGCAAATACTTGCAGCAGACGTCATCGGTGATACCGAAGATAACACAGGTGGAGGAGTAGACGGAGCATTCGCTATCGTTACAACTGCTGCACCCGGTTCTCTTACAGTAGATTGCGTAAGCGGTAACACTGGTCGTTGGTGGGCATTAGGAAAGCGCTGATTAGGCGGTGACCTAGATGGTTAAAGCAATACAAGTAATTGGACCTTACAGCCCTAGAGACTTCTCAGGTGCAGGTAATGACGGTGCGTTAAGCACTGCTATGACTACTGACATTGAAGCATTAACTGGTTATGCTAGTGCAAAAATAATTTCAGTAGAGCCGATTACAGTATTGGGTAATATATTCTTAGTAATATATCAGAAAGCATGATAGAAGGTGGTGTGAGTGAATGTCAGGGTTCGAGTTACAAACGCTTGATATTGATGACATTAGCAGAGCAGCAAAACAAACAGTTCGCGCAGATATTACATACAACACTGATACTGTAAATACAGATTCTCCTTTGGCTGGTATTACCTCTAAACAGAGGGCTAGAACTAGTGAAATCGCAGACGTACTCGATATAGGAGCAGGTACGCGCTGTAAACACTGTGGAATGCTTCACTTTTTGTGGCGAGCCACTTGCGGTTCATGTGACAAACCTATGGAGTATAACCTTGGTAGCCGCAATGAGGAGGCGCGACTTTAATGCCACAAGTGTTTAGTCCCGGTGAAGGAGAAACAAGACCTCTTGACCCAACAGCAGTTATTTACACCACAGCACAGAAAGTTGCAGACTTGCTAGACATAGGACCACAAGAAGCAATACTAGTTAGTTCCGATTCCGAAGCAACTGGTATATTTGTCACTGGTGCTGATTATAGAAACATCGGATTTACTGTCGGTGATACTTTACTAATTTATAGTGATGCAGACCCATTAGGATTAGAAAGAACCATCAATGGAATAACGTCAACAATTAATGGTGTTAGATTGGGTTTTGCAGATTCAATCACTCATGCTAATTTTGAAGTTGCAGATAACGCCTATGTACAGAATCAAGCCTCGTTTACCGATGGTAGAGTTAGAGGTATTACAAAAAAGAAAGTTGATGCAGTTATACTTCGTATGCAAGACCACATCGACAACAGAACTCACAACGCTTGGAGACCATATTTGGTACAAGCGGAATACATCAACTTCGATACATACAAACCATATAGACGTAGATACTATACTGATTACGTAGGTACTAGTCCCTTGTTGTTTAGAAATGTGCAACAAGTCTTGAGACTAGAACTGTGGCAAGGAGATGATTACAGAGAAATCGCTGCTGCTGAGGCTAGAATAAAATTACCCGATGATGTGAGGGCTTTAACAGGTTCAATAGTTATTTCACCCGGCAATGGAAGCGCATCTTTGTTAACAATCGGCACTGGTACTGCGAATTGGCGTGCTGATTTCGATAAGGTAACAACTGCGCAAAATCTTGCTGACTTAATCAATAAAGAAGATAGAGTCGGTAAAACCGATGTTGTCTTCTCTCCTAACTTTACACTAGAAGGTAGCACTAGTAACGTAGCAGTGCATAACGAGTTTCTCGCTACTGCTAACTCTGATTATGGTACAGGTATTGTAAAGATTAGTAGTATGAGACAAACTACTGCTGGTGAATCATGTAGTATCGTAGTTACTGATAGTAATATAGAATTGAGTCAAACGCAGTCTAATAGTGCGACATTCTCTAGTTTGAGTAGCACTACAATTACTGTCGATAGTACTGCCGGATTTGCAAACGCTGGCGTTGTAGTAGATGCTAGTGGAGATGTGTTTAGATATACAGGTAAAACAGATACTACATTTACTGGTTGTGCAATAGTCGTAGGCTCTGCTCTATCTGATATTACAGGTAGTTTGAAACAAGATACCTTTCAAGTCGATTTACAAGGCGGAAGTGCGAGTGGCGACCAAGGTAGATTACGAGATTGGTGGATAGACCATGAAATGGGTATTATCTACTTCAATAACTCATACCCTTTCTTTGAATGGAATGCGATTAAAACATCATACATATACGGTGAGAGATACGTAGACAAAGCAATAGAAGATATTTGTACAAAGATGGTTGCTATCGATTTACTAATGAGTGATGACCGAAGTGTATTGATACCCGAAGGTACACAAAACGTAGACTTAGCATCCAAGATTCAACTCTATAAAATGGATATAGAAAAGACATTCCCACGTTACATAGAGGTGATAGCCTTTGAGTGATACGCAGAAAATAGTTTACAAAGAATGGAAAGAAGCCATAACTTTAGAACTAAGTAAAAAAGAATACCAAGCGGATTTACAGAAGGCTATTACAGAAGGGCCATCTGAATATCGTAAGGCTGTCGAACGCTCAGAAAGAGAGTTAGAGCCGGAAGAAATGACAGTTGAACAAGAAAAAGCGTTGAAAGATAGAGTCAATAGACGCATGATGACCGAATCGCCGGGACTGATGGAACACAAAGTCAAAAACGATGGTGGCAAGTTAGTACCCGATTTCAAAGCCCATGAGCGTGAAAAGCGTAAGAAGGAGTTTGCGAAATGGTAGCAACATTCGATGAAGGTATTGACGTAGTACTAGGTGTACTAAAGAATAATTGGAATAGGTCTAATACTAATAATTTCAAACCCGTTATTATCGATGTAGCAGACGAAACACCTGAGCGTGGAAAGAGACTTGACCTTGATAGAACGGATTATGTAATGGTCTTTGAAACGGCACATAACGAAGAGTTACCTGAAATGCTGTATGATTTCGTCACTACACGTATCAACATTACAGTAGATATGCGTACTACGAGAAGCAGAGACCAACTGAAAAAGATGGAGAACGAATTAAGAAGATGCGTACATCTTAAAAGAAAAGGTGATGGTGTCAATTTCGATAGACTTGTGTACAAAACACGTACCGATTTATCAGATAGAAGCAAAAAACTGTATAGAATGACCTTTCAGATAGAAGTTGTTATCTTTGCAGAGTTAATCCCATGAGGTGAGAGAGAGCCATGCCGTCAACAGTATACAAGAGTGATTTGTCCGAGATTACATTCGGACACGAAACTGGAGTGAGATTAGAACACGGATACGCAAGCGCTTTTACATTTACAGCATCCTTTGAAAGTGGGACTCTTGCCGCTAACGCACCACACCAAGACTTAGTGAAAGACACTAGTGTAATCGTATTAAGTGGTGGTAGTGCTAATACCCCTGTAAACGCTGGAATATTAGAATACCCAAACGGTATGTTAGTCGGTAGCAAAGTTGTATTCACAATAGCATCTTCTAGTCCTAATTGGGACACACAAGATGATTATGCTGTATCGGGTAGAATGTATACTATAATCAAACAAGAAGTTTGTAATGATGCTAATAATGACAATGATGGTAAAACTGAGATTACGGTAACACCTGCATTAAAGACAAATCACACAGCAGCAGACCAAGCATCAAAGGCTAATGATGTAATGACTATCTTACCTTTTACTACACCCGCAATTGATGTAGGTATGGAACACGCTGATGCTGCAAACGCATCTGCTGAGAGCGTATTGACTGACCAATTCGTTGGACTGGTAAGCACTGTCGCACTTCCTGAGACTAAAGTAGACCTCAAGAGATACCACGTTGTTGGGCTTGGTAGAGATGTAGCAGTTCAAGTGCCGGGCAGATTCACTAACGTTGGTGGCTCATTCGAGTGTAACATACATAATGGTCGATGGTTCTATTATTGTCTAGGGCACGAAGTTGTAAGCGCACCGGAAGTTAGACAAGATGGGCATACTAATGATACATTTTCTTTGTCTGCTGCCGCTTATTCAGGAGATTCTTACATTGCATTCGATAGTAGCGGTTCTACTAATCCAGTAGTTGGTTCAGTGGGTGTTGGTGTAGGAGACTATATTTTCTTACTCGGTGGTGACAATACAGAAGGTGTTGACAAAATAGATGTGCAGAGTTATAGAGATACAAATGTAAATGCGGAAGTATTTACAGACGCTACTTGCGTTACTACTAACAATGATGCTACTATTACAATGGATAGCACTGCTAAGATGATTGTCGGAATGTCTGTTTCCGGTACTGGTATACCTAGCGGTGCGACAGTATCTAGTATAACTAACTCTACCACTTTTGAATTAAGCGCAAATGCTACTGACTCTAACGACCCTATCACTCTAACTTTCGACCCAAGAGATGTTACTGCATGGCCGAATGTAAACGCTACACAGATAATTGACAAGGCTATGAAAGAAGAGGCAAGGAGAATTGTAGCCATTACTGTAACTGGCGGTGCTGGTAAAGTTTGGTTAGACGACCCTCTACAATTCTCGTATGAAGATAATACAGTAGTAAAGTTTGCTAGATATGCAGCAGATGATAGCAATGGTAGTCCACATAGAAACACGACCACAGGGGCAATCACTAAACCAGTCAGTCATTTGTTCTTCTCTCGTACAACTGTGCCTTCTTTTGCTATGGA